GATGCAGCGGATGTGTCTCCGTTTATTAATCCTGTAATTGCGTCATAAACTCCTTTAATATCTCCAACTATTGGTAACAAATCTAAAATAATTTCACCGTAAACAGAATTTTTTGCTTGTTCTTTTGCCCAATCTATATCCAATCCTGCTGCTTTCATTGCCTGACGTTCTCTTTGTCGGGCTCTCATTTCAGCACCATCTTCAGATAATATAATTAATCCTTTTTTTATAAGGATTCTTCTCTCTTCCAATATTGAATATAAAACTGGGTTTTTTGGTTTCATTTTTTAAACAAGTTAAATAGGTTACCGGTGATATTATTGCTATATGCTTTGCAAGATGATTTTTGTTTTTGCATAGCAGAATCAAAAGTATTTAAAACATTGGAAACTGCTGCTTTAGTTTGCCTGGAGCTATTTACAATACCATCTCTGGCTTCATAAATATTAGGACCAACATTATTTTGTTTAAAATTAACCACTTGTTTCACTGCTGAAACTAAACTTGATGGTTTTGGATTGGGATTTGGTTGGTGTTTTTTGCCTAAAAAATCCTTGACATGCCAGAAAAATTGTTTATTATTTGTATTATCCATGACTGTAAAATATTTAGATTTACATAAATACTTAAGAAGTATGAAGAAACAGGTTCTCCTGTTGAATCAAGATAACACTCCCCTGAATATCATTACGATTTCAAAAGCTTTTAAATTGTTGAATAAAGATAAAGTATGGGCAGATGAGACGACCGGGGAATATTATGAAGTTATCTCTGTCTCTAAAATTATTAAGATTCCTAAAATTTTAATTTTAAAATATTACGTTAAACTTCCTTATAAAAAAGTCCCAGCAACTCGTAAAAATATTTTTAGCAGAGATCAATATGTTTGCCAATATTGTGGTAAAGATCTGTGCGACAAAACAGCTACAGTGGATCACGTTGTTCCCCGCTGTAAAGGTGGTGGGTCTACTTGGACTAATATGGTTGCTGCATGTAAATCTTGCAATCTATCAAAAGGAAATAGAACACCAAAAGAAGCAAAAATGCAAATGCGGTCAAGACCGAAGGAACCATCTTATGGATTCTTATTTGATCACATGCTAATTACTTTTAAGAAAGATAAAAATGCCTAATTATTCATTTAAATGTGAAGGTTGTGATCATTGTTTTGAAACATTTTTAAAAATGTCCGAAAACAACCAACCAACAAAAGAACCTTGTCCCAAATGCAAAAAGAAAAAAGTTGTAAAAAATTGGGCAGAACAAAGCAATTCCATTGCAGTTGATGCAACGTTGACACCAACCAAAGTATGCGGAAGTGCTTGGAATGAAGTAATGGAAAAAGTTAAAAAAGCTGCCCCAGCCCACAAAAAAGAACAAATTGAGCAAAGCAGAACTTTTAATGCTGGTCGTTTTGTAAGATAAATAATTTTATGAAATATACCGTTCAAAAAATTATAATGGATAATGCGGTTGTATATAATTTTCTTTATGAAAATGAACTACTTGGTCACTTAATTGACACTGAAGATTCTAGAGTATTAGTCTCTGCTGGTGATACTTCAATTATTCCAATTGTAGAATCTTTTAATTTTTCTGGAAATTGCTGGGTTTTAGATGAGGGTGAATATAAACTTTATATCCTAAACCCATCTCCAGAACTAGAGCCTTTATACGAATTTAAAGTTGTCAATCTTGAGGACAATCTTTTAGTTGAATCAGAGATTTCAGAATAAAGTAACTGTCTACAATATCAGTTACTGGATTGGTCAGCTTTAGCTGACCAAATTTTTTAATTAAGTCAACCCCAGTTTCTTTCATAAAAGCCTCATACATGGCCTCTTTATCGGCGTTGCCTTTTCCTGTAGCAATTTTTTTAGCTTTAGATGGCTCAATTATAGTAACCGGTATAGCAGCCTTATAGAGCTTATGCTTTAGGATACCCATGTTCTCCGCCAGATTGAACACGCGGCCCTTAGAACCGAAGGAATAGCCCTCTACGGCCACGTCTGAGGCTCCTACGCAAAGGTTAATGGCCCAATCAGAAATTGTGTCAAATCTATCCACATCCTGGATATATTCTTGAAAAGATTCACCAGTAATATTTGGCAAAATTTTATCAGCAAATTTTTTAGTATTTGTCAGATAATAAAAAAAACAATTATCAAATTTAAATGGTTGGCGCTCGTCATAAAGACATAAGCACGGGCAAGTTATAGAATAGTCAATTCCAACCAGCATATAGAACATAGATATTTATACCGTTGCCAGAGATGGTGGTTCCTGAGTAATACGATGGAGGTTACTTCGAAGACTCCAAAAGGATTACGTGGAACTACCCCACCATCCCTGACAAAAATATTTATAGAAAAATTCCACCCAATATGGGTGGAATTTTTTATTTATGCTCCTCGGGTTGGGATCGAACCAACGACATCAAAATTAACAGTTTTGCGCTGCTACCAACTGAGCTACCGAGGATTGTAAATTAGACTATCTGACAACCTCCTGCGCTACAAGCAAATTCTTTTGCAGCCTCGGTGTTGTCCTCTGCTTCGTATTTAGACAACTCTTTAAAGTTGACTTTGATCTTTGGGTGAGCAGCATACGTTGCAGAATCAATTTGTTCAAACGGAGCCTGAGCGTATGTGTGGCTGTCACCACCGGGCAAGAATGAAATGCCGGTTGCAACATCAAAATTTTCCCAGAGCCACTGACCAACTTCAAGGAATTCAGAATCCTTATAATTGACAGTGATGGAAGGCTTGTGGTGGCAGTAATGCTCTTGATAAGTCTTCCATAGATCCAAGTGATCCAATGCACGAAGATCCTCTGTGGTGATTGTTCCCTTCGGGGCCTTCATTGCAAATGTGAAAACCGCAGTATTACCAGGATTAATTACATCGTCTTCACATGGAACTCCTTGATCTTTCATCAAGTTATAAATTGGATCTTTCTTGTCGATACGAATTCTACGATAATAATAATCTGCGTATCGTGGGTGAAGACCTGAAGCAGAATCTACCAAACAAGAAGTTGTACCTTCTGGCTTGACGCAGGTGATAGACTTGCTAGGATTGATACCAAGCTTCTCCGCCCACTTAAGGTTTGTGGCAGTAGCGTGATCACGAAGGGTTTCAAGTAGGCGGATCAATTTTGGCTTTCCCTCAAGACCACTGGTAAGTTTATTGTCGTAAATACCAGTCATACTGACACCAAGGAGTCTTTCATCCTCACAGTTCTGCTTCCACTCAGGACGCAAATATGGGAAGTTTGTAAATGTAGATTGAACCGTACCGATGATGGTCGCGATTTCAATCTTCTTCTTCAACGATGCTGCTGTATCATCGGGACGAACAACAACTGTAGAAAGATTGCAGAATTCAAATGGTTTGAGAATAATCTCTGAACATGGGTTTGTACCATACTCACAGTTTTCATCTCTACCCCATCTAGCTGCTTGCTCTTGTAAAGCCTTGCGGTTAATCATTCCACGCTCACCGCTGTGACTGTTATACAATGAAGTCCACTCCTCAAGGAATTGGCCCATTGGTGGACGACCACGATATACAGCAGAGTTGTTGGCATAGGAACGAGCACCAGCATGTTCCCACCAAGCACCACTCTTGCAAAGAGCCATTTCGCGGTCAGAAAGATCGCTCAATGAAATCATTGCCGAACGGCGAACACCACCAACAATTACAGCGTTAGCAATAGCACAGCAAATATCATGGCACTCAAGTGCTGTAAGTCTGCGGCCTTGTGCATTGTAGAAGATCTTGACAACAAACTTGAATAGATTGTCAAGAGGAGCAGGACCGCTGGCACGACCACCGAAGGTCTTTAAACGAGCACCGGCTGGACGAATTCCACTTAGATCCCACTTGACATGGCGACCCGCATAAAGATGCTCAATCAAGAACTTAACAGCATTCCCCCAACCTTCTTTGGAGTCTTCAACGACATAAGTTATGTTAAATACCTTTTCAATCTTGTTTGCAACTGTTGGAAGCTTATCTGTGTATTGATGTTCAACAGAATAACCGACACCAGTTCCGTTCATCAAAACAACAAACAACTCAGCAAAAGATTGAACAGAATCAATTGGGAGATAGGAGCAATTGTACAAACAAGTATTGTCGTGATCTAACGCTGGTCCAGCAGTCATTAGACTACGCATAGAAGGAAGAACCTCAAGATTCAGAATTGCTTCCTTGACATCAGGACGCTCTGCAAGTTGAGGAACCTTGTCTGTAAAATAATTCCACCAACGCTGAACACATTCTTCCCAGGTTTCTCTGCGATTGTAATCAGGAAGCCAGCGGGAGTAGCGTGAAATGAAAATAAACGATTGAAATGGTGATAAAATTTCTGCCATATTTGAGACTCCTTGGTTGGTGTCTTTATTTAGTTGTTAAAGTATGCCACGAAACTGGAAAAAGTGGAGCAATTATTTTGTCAATTGCTTCAGCAAATTTTTGAATTTCCCACTGTGCGTGACTGTCGATTCTCAGGTTATAAACACGGGCAAATGCGTAGAGAGAAC